ATTGCAAAGAGCAATGCTCGACTTTCCAGCAAAAATCTTTTCTCCTGATCCAGACCCAAGCACCATATCGAAATACCTGTAGAACACAGCGCACTGCTCACGAATAATATCTGATGTTTTTCCAACTTTTCGAACTTTCTTTTGCTCTGTATCCGCAAAGTTTCCAGCTTCTTCGACTTTGTCTAAAAAGTCTGCGTCCGTAACGTCTATTTCAAACTCGCTGTTGTTAAATTTCCATTGGCTCATAGGCTCATTCCTCCATTAATAAATTTATGTTGCAGGTGTAGAAGCTGATTTGACCGTGAAAGTAATTGTTTTCCACTCGTCTGTTGTGGTTGCTTCTCCATCTACTTTGCTTCCTGCTGTCTTAAAATTTCCTACGTATTGATATGCGTCTGTTCCTTTTCCGTCACTGTCCGGAATAACGGAATAGGCTCTTTTTGAAGCTTTATATGAGCCTGTAGCCGTTCCAGGTGTGGAAAAGTCTACAACTACAATATCCCGAACTGCGTCAGTTCCTTTCAATTCGTTATCCGTGATATTAATGATGTCACTGTGAACTGGATTGTTCGTGAACTGGTCAAATGTATACGCCAGCGCCGGACTATATCCTGTGATATAATCACGCTCCATAGATTCATCTACATATTTAGGTTTGTACTCGCTCGGGTTACTCGAACGTGACAAATCGCTAAAATTAGTCATTCGATTAAATGTAGTGGTTAAATTTGCAGTAACTCCATAGAAAGCGACTTTCCCACTTCTAAGGACTAATGTTTGTGTTTCTGACATGCTTTACCTCTCTTTCAGATAAGTTAATTTACACTGTATTTGATACTTTGCGGTTTGATTGCTAGCTCCATAAAAAACCAGATATCCGCTATCTATAATTTCAATTTTCTGACTTGTTTTTTTACATCCCAATATAGGAAGGTTTCTACTTTGATTCTGTTCTTCTATCCAATCTGAGAACTCTTCCAACCACGTTTCGTTTAGAATACTTTGCGAATCACCCTGATCAATATCATTGACGGATAAGAACGCAAACGAATATTGCATGAGCTTTCCACCATCTGTGTATTCTTTGATTATTGGGGCCACAGGTATTGGATATACAGCATACTCGATAGGCGAATCACTTAAATAATCAACCGATATTTGTGAATCTTTTAATTTCTCATATTCCATAAGAAATGCTTTTATTGCTTCGATTATCAATCTTTGTTTGCCTCCCTTTTTGCTATATTCAATATCTGCTCTTTTCCACCATTTTGCTTCATATGCTCAAACCATAATTCAGTTCTGCCGCCTGTATGTTGCATTGGAATGTAATACTGCTTTCTTGCATACGGAGTCTGGTATATAACCTCTCCGCTGCCTATATCCGTGTGTAAACTTGCACTGTTTTTCAGAATACCTGTATCAAACGGAACAAGTTTGTCAGACATTCTTATTACCTCACTGTCAATGACTTTTTGAACTCTTCCTTTGTCATTGACACCATGTGCAAGAATGATTTTGTCCTTATCCATATCAAGCTTGGCGGATAGATTAAAGAAATTGCTCATTTTGCCGTCACCTTCCAATGCTTTAATAATGGGGCATCTGTGTTATCAGTTATTGCAGATATGTACCCACACTTTTCAAAATCATTTTTTATATTTGTGTATGTATGCGTACTATCCACTTCCATTTCACATTCGCCGTAAACAATGAAATCTTTTGCGTTTAATTCATCTAGTGTCCAATAGTTATCCACATTTGATAACTTTTGAAAATCTACACGACTGATGAACTCATTAGATCCTGTGTCCGCTTCAGCTGGTATCTGTATTGTGAATGTCTTCGTGAAAACAACTTTTCCTGTTGTATCCACTGTTCTAATCGAACCAGATTCAAAAAATACATTATGAATCACGGTTCTTTTGTATTTTCCTGTTGCTTTATGAAAATTATAAATAGTTATTGTTGAATCTCTCATTTACCATCCACCTGCCAATCTAGTACCGATGGAGTCAAATATTGTTTCTTCTAGCTCTGCTTGCAAATCTGCATGTGTTTTTGTGTCATATTGTTCTACATATCCTCCATTGTTTATGGAAGATATTCCCTGCCCTACGGCGTGAATAGAATTAAAATAAAGTTTATTGCATACTTTAAACACGCAATCTTTCTGCTTATCCTCGCTTACTCCATCCCACATATACTTTGGAACAACATTGCCGATTTCTATTTCAGCCTGTGCTTCGACTGCGTTAAATGCTTTTTGCGGTATAGTGCTAGGAAAATGGGAGCTGTAATACTCCCAATCAATGATTGACATACAACTCCCCCTTACTATTGAGTAATTGTAGATTTATGAAGATAAATACCTGCAACTTTATTTTCATATGCATCTGCAATCGCTACCTGTCTATATCCATATTTGTATGCATCTGCGTCCTGGTTTGTATCCGGATCAATAATTTTTGTGTTTACACGCTTTGCAAACTGGATAACAGCAGTTGGTTCAACAACCATAAAGTTAATGTTATGAGCTCCTGTAGCTCTTGTGTATCCACCAGCTTCTTGCTCTGTCGCACCTGTAAGCTGTGAAATTGCTGTGTAAAATCTGCTCTGAGGCATTTCAATGATTTGTGAAAATCTATTTAGTACTGCCTTCGATTTTGTAGTATCCAAATCGTCTATAAGTCCTTTTAAGCCTGTTTCAATAAACAAAATCCTTGTATTCTCTGCGACTTCATCTGTAGACATTTTGCTTATTGCTGCTCTTAACGCTGAAATAGCCGCCGCTCCTGTGCTTAAATCTGCTGCATCTGTCGTGCTGATTCCCTCAAGTGAAGCATATTTTGCCATTCTAAACGCATCTAATTCTGGAACAACCTTAGTTCTTACAAACTCACTTGCAAGTTTTCCAAATACCATGCCCATTGTTTCAATATTATCCATGGAATCAATTGTAAACATCCGGCCACGGTCAAAATTGCACTTAACTGTTTCAAAGTTAAAATCTACACTTCCATTTACATATCCTGAAGATCTACTGTAATCTGCCAGCCCATCCATTGAAATCTTCGGAATAATTAATTCATTTGCATTCGCTCCCTGTGACACCAGTTCGCTTGCACCATCAAGCACATTTGTTTTTGCTTCCAATTTGTAAATTTCATCAAGCAGTGCAATGTACTGTTTAAAAAGCTCTATAGCATTTGCTCCCATTATTTATCTCCTTCCGTTGTCGGCAATCCCATAATTTTTCTCATGGATTCCGAACTATTGCCTGTAGAATTTCCAATATTTCCTATTGGACTTCCACTTCCTACTTTGTTCTCTGCTACTCCAAACAGCATTTTACTGTCGTCTGCTTCGGATAATGCCTTAAGTGCACTGGTGATATCTTCTTTCTGATTTTTTGAAGATTTAAGTGCATCTAAATCTAACAATGCTGTAATTGCTTTCGCATTTTTACCATTCGAAGCAGTAATGCTGCCGTTAAGAATATCTGTAAAATCGCGTTCAGAAATTTTTGAACTGTAATCTTTTTCCAATTCTCCCTTTTCTGTCTCCAAATCTTGAATACGCTTGTTTAATGCTGTAACATCAACGTCCTTGAATCCTTCAAGTTGTTTTTTTAAATCTTCCAATGCTGTATCGTTGACTTTTATAGTGTTGCTAGCTTTATCAAGCTTCTCTTTTTGATTTTCATAATCTGCAATGGTTTTATAATTTTCCAGTACAGATTTTTCAAAATCTTTTTTCTTATCTTCTGGGATTTCTAATCCAAATTCCTTGAGCAATTCTAAGATATTCTTCATTTCTTCTTTTCTCCTTAAAATGTTTTTTAACTGGTTTTTCCCCAGTAGGAAGGAAAACGAGGGATTCGAACCCTAACACGGCGGAGGTGTACCTGTGTGAACCACTTTCACATTTTCCAAAATAAAAGAGCCAAACAACTAAATCATTTCGATTCAATCATTTGGCTCTTAGGCTCTATTGTTAAAACGCTTTCTCTCCTGCAGTACTTACAGAATCCCGGGAAGTTCTTAAGTACTGTATCATTCCTTATTTTTATCATTTTAGGATTCCCACATATAGGACATCCAAACCATTGGTAAGTCATGTAAACCCCCTTTTTCTTAATATTTTACGCTTTGATTTGAGTTATGTCAACCACATTATGTAAACCATTTTTAAGACAAAAAAAGACCTCCGCTTTCGTAGAGGTCAATAATTTCAAAAATATTTTTTTATATCTTCCGTACTTTCAACATAAAGTGCATTTACATAAAAACTATTTATTACCTTTATTAGATTTTCGCCGTAATGATATATCTGTATTTTCGTTCCGTCAACGTCTTCTAAAACATTGTCCTTTTTTAAACCAGGTATATTCTTTTCAATTGCACTACACTGCTTTACAAAAATTTCTTCATCAGGTTCGTTACAAATCGTATACAGCATATTATCACTCCAATCCTAAAGACGTATCTACTTTTTTATTTGTTTTACCAGATGTTTGTATTGTATCTCTCAATGCTTCTTCTCTTGCTAGAGATTTTCTTTTCATTTTGTCTTGGATAAATTCTTCAAAAGATTTATTTGGATGTTCATTATCAAGTTTTTTTCGTTCTTCTTGATTTAACATTAAATCTCTTGCCTGTGTTCTGTACATATTTCTAAGTTCAAAAGCTTCCCTTGCTTGATTTTCTAAAGGTTTTAATTTATCTATGATATTTATTATATTACTATCTTTGTTTTTATACCATTTTCTGACTTCTAAATCTGGAAGTGAATACTTCAATGCTGAAATATCTTTAAATTCTGCTTTATAGAACTTAGATTCAGGAATCCTAAACGAATCATTTCCTATTACTTTTTCATGATTTTCTAATTTAATTATATCAGAGCTATTTGATTTTACAAGTGAATCATAATATCTTTTAGTTTTTGTTTTGCTAATATTACTCGTGTTTGAAATCACTTGTATTCGATTATCTTTAGCTTTAATTCCAACCATTCTACTAAATTGATGGTATTCTGCTATTTGCTGTTTTAGTTTGCTCGACAATGCTTTTGTATTGCCTTGTAATGCATTCATCGCTTCAATTTCTCTTCTGGTTGCGCGGATATTTCGCTCCATTATCCGTTGCTTTTGCGTTGCATGATAATAATCATACTCTTTTCCATTGTATATAGATGGTGCTGGTTCTTTTTCCCATGTTGTAGGTTCACTTGTTCCTTCGAAAAATGGGAAAAATGTATGCCTACAGTTTGCACCGCACAAACCTTCTACAGTTCCATATCCACAAATAGAAAAATCAGGGTATCTTTTACTTTTTCCACTTCTTGAATAGATCTTTCCTTGCCACAAGGCATGTTCTGGTCTTGCTCCCCAATGTTCTGATACCTCAACTAAATCTTCGGACATATCATCACAGTGCTTTTCAACCATTTTGGCGGATAGTTGTGATGTTGCAGTTCTTACACACATTCTTGCAGCCGAATCAATTTGATAACTTCTTCCAGACGAATAATCGACTGTTCGAAATCCACTTTGTGCCATTTCTCTGACAGCGTCATTCACGCACTGGTCGAACGAAAAAGCACCACTGGTAAGTTTTATCAACGACTTATCTAAGATGTTTGTATAGGCATTATTTGCACTCGCAAAGCCTGTTGAAAATTGAAATCCTGTTGTCTTAGTCAGATTTTTTAAGGTTCCAGATGTATGGTCTTGCATACCCTTAACTAAGTGTGTAAAAGCACTATCTTTTGTAAGCTTCTTTCCTGCTTGCCCCCACATTGACAAATCCGTGTTATATGACATGTCTCCTGCATTGGCCATTATTTCATCGCCGTTGTCTTTTGCTTCTTTTTCTACACGTTTAATCTCTTCTGAAACCATTTTTTTGTACTCAAGAGTGTTATTTGCGACAAAATCTTGATATTTCTTATCTGCCCTAAGTGTTTTCATTACCTCTACTCGTATTTTATCAGCAGAGTATCCTTTGCGAACCATGGATTGCACCATCAGCTCTGCTGTTTCGGTATATCTTCCAGTCTTTTTCACTCGTCTGGCGATATCGCCGATTATATTTTGCTCTAACTCCTGATAAAGAGGAACAATCTTGTCACCAAGAGCTTCAATTTGTTCTTCTGAAAGCATTTATAAACCTCACTAATCTGTTGTTTCTGCTTCGGGTTCAGTTGCCTTTGTGTTGTATATCTTTATGGCTTCTTCTTTGCTTAGATTCATTCGTTCCATGATATATCTAATTGTAAATTCTGGTATATCAGCAAACGAGACTGCGTCTGCTCGCATTGATTCAATCATAGTGTTCTTATCTTCGATGTAACTATCATCAAAATCAATGCAAATTTCTGCATCTAGGTTGAGACTGGTGCCATTAAATGTATTCGAAAACCACATAGCCGCCTTTACAATATGACTGATATAATCAATGCTTTCTTTTCTCTGTTTGTTAAGTTCTTGCATTGCGTCCTGACGTTCTCCTACATACTGTGTTGCTGTCTGGATCTGGCCATTGTCGAAGGTATACTTTTTACTACCAAATCCAAACATCATTGAAAATAAAGATAAGCATAGTTCAAATGTTGCCGTAATAGCGTCAATTCGAATCTCTGGATTGTATTCTTTAATCATTGCGTCAACTCCTGGTAATGCCTTGCCAAGAAATACAAATAGCTTTTTAGCTTGCTTATTTATCTTTGGTTTTCCAGAATCGTCATGATCGCACAAGATGTCATTTGCGAATACGATTTTCTCAGCTTTATCTAAATCTCCCATCAATACAGCATTGCATAGATCTAACTTTTTAAGCGTTGGAATAGCGCCATAAACTTTAGGATATCCAAAACCCTGCATGTCTTTAATGTTATTTACTTTTGCAGTTCTCATTACTTCAAATGGCTTTACATCGGCGAGCTGGATCCAGTTGTAATTTATTTGATTACTATTTTTATCAAATACAAATGTCTCTGCTTTATAAAAACCTGCATCATCCAACGTAAAAACAACAAGCGTGGTCTGTTTATCTCCATTTATATAATCTATTCCGTAAAAGGCTGCTTCTAATATTTCTTCGTTCACGATTTTCAGTGGAATATAGTTTTCCGCATTCACGTAAGTAAGTTTAATTTCTCCACCTTTTACTTTTACATTCCCTGTTTCATCTTGAATATAATCTGCATTGTCAATTCGGATGTAGCAACCTGCTGTTCCAGTTGCCGACATTCTTTCTAATTGCTTTCGATACATTATGTTAAATTGATTATCTGCTAGTATCTTATTTGTTTGCTCTGTGGTCGTTTCATCTCCGACCGTAATATTTATCACTTCGCATAAGTTTGCATCGTCCTCACACCCTTTTTTTGCAAAATTCATTCTGTCAATTTCATATGCCTGTCCGTTTATCCCTGTTCTTTTGTGAAAGTCTGCAATCTCTTCATTTCTATACCATTCAACACTACTTTCTATGTAGCTGTATGGTACGTTATTTATGTTATATCCTTTTGTTAACAAAATATCATTTGCGCACTGCTCCATACTTTTCTCCCTTCTAATAATCCAATTCAATGTATTTTGTGTAAGTAAGCCATGAATAACAAAAGGCATCATACCAGTCGTTTATATTTTCCAGATTCTTATCCTCTGGAATATCCGGCTTCTTTTCATCCCACTTCAATTTTCTAAGTGCATTTGTTACATTCACGCACTTTTTATTTATCTTTAATCTTCCTGTTGTAAGTAGCAAATCTATAGTTCTAGGTCTTAAATTGACCTCATTT